TGATCGAGCAGGTCGTAACTCAATTATTGGGTATCCTGTTGCCGCGACATCGAACATTGGAGCTTTGCTTTTATATTCAGTTCCATCTCCAGCAGGATCATTATCCGCGGATCGTACAGGAAGCGGGCCTGCTGAAACATAAGCAAGCCCTATATATTCGCTCTGGTCTAAACTATCAGACATTCCTGGGAGACCTCCTTCACCTATATTTTTAGCGTGGATGCCACCTCCGCCTCCTCCACCGCCACCTATACCTAAACGGCTCCACCATGGTTTCAATTCTCGGGCGCTTACGCCGCCTACTCCTCCGCCGCCGCCTCCAGCGCCGCCATATATTTTACCATTATTAGTAATAGTAATACCGTTATTAAAATATGAATCAATCCCGCTTAAAGCTGGCCCACCTGGTAATCCAGAATGAAGATCAATAGCGACAGATTCTGTATTTTCAATTTCATCTATAAGCTTAAACCCATAGTCATAATACGGTTTGCTGCCGTATGATTGTAAGAGAGCGCCATGGCCACCTCGACCACCTTTACCGACTACTGCCGATCCCGTGGCAATTGAAATCTCAATTTTATTACCTGACTCAGGCATATAAGATGTCCATGGTTCACCTAGACGCGGGCCCTCATCATGAAGTGTTCCTACCAAGGAAGCGCTTAATTTAGGCGGTTTAATATATAATGCAGGAACTGTTGTATCAGTTGAAATTACAGACAGAGACGAACCGACAGTGAAAGTAACACTAATGGGATAAGCTGATACATCTATCCAGTTACTCGTATTACCGCCAGCTACTGTAGCCGCTGATAATGCATCCCAAATATTAACACTACTTACCATATTAGTAACAGTGGGAGACAATGCAAAATCGGAAGCAATACTATTCAAATTTAAAGTAACTGGTTTATATTTTCTCTTTAAATAAACCTCATGGTTCATATCTGCCGCCAGTGTTGGCGCAGTTTGATTAATATCTGAATTTGGACCGGCGTTATGTATTACAACATTGACGTGAGCTTCAGCATCAAGCTCGTCTCCCACAGGTATTGAGTCAGTGGTAATATCAAATACTATTGAAGATACTCCCGGAAGGAAGAGAATTGTACTAGTATTAACAACCTCTTTAGCATATCTTTGCAATAGGTCTGTACCATCTGGAACTGCTGGAAAATCGGCTTCCGGATCTGATACACCTGCTGCTGTCTGTGAATATACACTATATTGTCCTCGTTCAATTATTATTGGCTCATACTCATAACTTCCTAAATTTTCTCCAACTGTTCGAATGTTACATGCTGCTGAAAGAGTATAGTCTCCATCCGATGAAGTTCTTTGTACTCCTACCCGTGCCTTGTAGCCTGGTATTGAAAAGGCAGTGGCACCAAATAAAGTAATATCATATTTCTCTGTAACAGGCTTTATTGTAACCACTGTCGATTCTTTATCTGGATCTACAATACAATTAGTCTTTTGTAAAATAACTAAATTAAATGTTTTATTATACGTGGCGGGTGTGTCCTTATATAATGTTCCATCCGCGATAAATTTAACAGTATCTAAATTAATAACAAATTCCGTTTGACCTCTTTCGAAAACTCCAACACTCGGATTTGCATAATATACATGCTGAAAATCATATACCGTAGCTGTATTAGGTACTGTATAATAATAAAAAGAACAAGCTTGATTATCTACGCTAATATTATTGCGCCTAAGGACTGTTATTGTCGCAGGGTCGCCAGCAGCCGTCTCAAGAGTAGCTGCCGATAAACTTATAACACTTTCAGCTATTTCATATTTGCCGGGTAATCTAGTCCCGACTTCTGCTGGTGGTTCAGTATTTATGGGCTCTTCTTTTATAAAATCAAATAATGCTTCTTGCTGTCTATATAATAATTCAAGCGGCCTATTAACAACATCTGTCAATAACGGCTCATTTACACCTATGTAAAAATCACTATCATCATTAAAAGTACTAGGCTTATTAAACTGATGATCATTTAACGTACATATAGCCGGTGTAATTGTAGTACCGAAACTAGCTTTAGTATAATAACTATATAATTTTTTATTTAAATTCTCGAAAAAAGAATAATGATTATATATTAATTTTTTTGTTGTTTTATTTAAAGTAATATTATTAACTATTTCTTGAGGTAGTACAAATATATCAGATAAAGTAAAATAATTAGTATAAAAATTCTCATTATACAATTTTTCAGTAATATTCTTATCCGTAAAAAGATATGTACTAGTCTTATAACCAGATGCTGGAGCTCCTGTAGTGTGTCCTTCAGCACTTACTGTACTAGAAAGAGTAGTTGTTGTGATTGCCATGTAATCATAGCCGTTATGTAACGCAGTATCAAACGATACAATCATTTGGTCAGAAGCAGACAAATAATCTGTAGTCAGATTTTTTATTGAAGTAAAATCTAATGCAGTAATAGGCTTGTCTAGTCTTGTTTTATATACTTTGTATATGTTTCTATTAGTAGAAATATATAAAATATTTTTAGAAGATTTACTATTAACTATCTTATTAAAACTTTGACCTTCAGGTTTATATAATCTCCTTTGATTTGTATCTAAATAAGGTCTATCTACCTTCCATGCATAAATTTCAAACGGTAAATATGATTCAAATAATCGCCATGGTTGACTTATCGTATTTGTTCTTGGATCATATTCATAAACCTTACCAGTTGATGAAAGTATATAACCACGCGGCGTTTTATCAGTGTCAGATATCTGATCTACAACAACAGAAACCGGGATGTCTCTTGGCTGTTGATTGTACATTGCCCCGTTTTTAGCTTCAGTAAGATAATTAAAATTCAAATCATATACTTTTATACTATGGGTACCATTATCTAAAATATAAATTTTCTCGTCATGTATACTCACACTAACTGGATCTACAAGTCTGTTTTTAATTTCAGTATATTGTGTACCGCCAATTGTTTTTAATAAATAACGACCAGGATTAGTATCAGTGATACCAGTACGACGTACTGCAGTATCATTAGTTAAAAGACCAGTGATATCAAATTTAAATAATGTATGAAGACCTCTATCTAAAACAAATAAAAATTCATTTACAATATCTACACTTACAATATTTTTAAACTTAAATGTTTTATTATATTCAACAAAATTACCTGCTAATATTGACTTAAGAGATTTAAATTTTGTAGTACTCTCATAGACTACAGAATCTTTAGGACTATAATTAAAATATACAAACTCATTACTATCAGTTTTTTTAGCTATATGTGTTTCAACATCACCACTCATAGTGGAAAGGCTGTTTCCTGTAGCAGGATCTGTAGCTGTAGAGCATAAAGTAGCAGTAAAAGCACTATCAACATTAATGTAAGAAAGAGATGATGTAGGAGACGACGTGGTCACTATTTCGGCATTAGCAATTAAATACAAATAATTTTTATATAATTTACGAATACTATCGTTATATACTTCTGTCACAGCGAAGTCGTTATGACTGATTTTAATATCTTCTAACGAGTACGGTAAATTAAGCGAAGCGCTTTTAAGTTTCCCTAGCACCCTATCTGTGTGATAACCAACACCTGTTACTGCAGTAACCTCATTATAAATCGTACGGGCCATTATTAATTATTTAACAATTTTATCTTCATTTAATAGATTGAAGTTACAAAGACATTTGTAAATATTTATAATGCCGAGAAGAAAAAGAAATATGACGAAACATAAAATAACTCCTGATTTTATCTTAGATCTGTATAAACTGACTAAAACCATGGATGAACCAGAGAAAAATGAAACAGTTGATAAAATAAAAGATCTCGTAAAATACATGGGTAAAGAAATTAATATTAATTTAAATGACCTCAAAAATTAATCTATCTTGGGAAAGTATTGAACAAGATATATCTATATTAACACAAAAAGTAAAAGATTTTCATCCTACCTGCATTCTCGGGATCGCAAATGGAGGAATGATCCCAGCAGCTCTCTTAGCAAAAAAACTTAAAGTAGACAAACTACTGTCATGTAATTTAAAATCCTATCAAAACGATGCGCCACGGGAAGGGCCTCATAATATAAACGATATAGTAAAACAAATATCTTTTCCTACACAAGACGAATTAATGAGAGAGAGAGTTCTAATAGTTGATGATCTGGTTGATACGGGATTAACTTTAAAAAAAGTGTATGGTAATTTTGTTCTATATAATGATCAATATAATATAACTTGGGATTTTGCTACACTATATTATAAGCCAAAAACGGCCTTCATGCCTGATTATACAGTAAGAGAGTTTGATAATAACGATTGGATAGTATTTCCTTGGGAAAAATAATTACATATATCCAATTATACGAAGATCATGACCACCGTCAAAAACATCCGTCGTGATCGATCCTCCTAGTTCACCTTCTATTCTCATCCTATACTGCATTCTGATATCTCCGCTAATACTACTTAATGGGCAACTAAATTGTACTGCACCGCCATTAGTTGTATCAGACGAGTCTACTCGCTCATATGCAGCTGTAAGCGTAGGAGTAGTAGCTGCTGATCCTTGTCTCACTTCTAAAAGATGATGTTTATCACTCCCAACCCCAGCGGCATAGCCTCTATAGACAAATTGAAATAAACCAATAGTAGCAGCGTCGCCGTCTGCTCGAGGAACGCCGCTCCAATTTTGTGATGTTGTCCAGTTCGCACTATGTGCAACGTGGGACTGAGAGACTTCAACTGTAGCAGGAAGGAACTTTAAACCACCGTCAGCTATAACCGCACCACCATCAACGGCTTCAGTAGCAAGTAATTTCCCACCGGCGGTAACAACAACACTCCTATTACCAGCACCTGCCTTTACGAGCCCTCTTACATATACATCTGTACCAGTAACACTTGGTGTATCAACAGTACCACTAAATGTTACATCACCAGAAATATCTCCACCAGAAATATAATCACCTTTAATATCATCAGTCTGTACATGTATATTACCCCACGGTATACCAGAATTAACTGCGACCCAATTATAACCAAACTCGACATTACCGCCTGTTAACATCATAATTGTAGTTGCGCTAGGAGATGGTGTAGAAATTCCAACACCATCTGCTTTAAAATAAGGCGCAGCAGGTGATACAGTAAGGTCACCTATCATAGCTAACCCGGTTGACTGTAACCCTGGAGCGAGTGGAGCGTATGACGCGGCGTCAGTTAACCTAGTATGAAAGCCTTGTGCTAAAGACCCACCACTAATAAAAACTGTTGTACCTACTGTGCGCCCTCCTACAACAGTACCATCTCCGACTACCACTCTAAAAGCATCTGTTGAATAGCCTAATTCACCTTCACATAACGTAGTAGTTTTTCTATCAGTATCAGTACCACGTCTTAAAAATAACCTAGCTTTCTTGACCTCTGCCATATAAAATATTTAATATCTAGATATGATTAATACAAGGCTTATTAAATAATTATAATGAACAAGAATGCAACGTATTATGCATTAGCCGCTCAACAAGGTAGTTCTATTAAACTTCAAGTGAGAGAGACTGTAGGCGGTAATGTAGTTAAAACTTACAGGTATCCTGGTACTATAGACTCACCTCCTGTTATTTCTGGCGATACTGTAACCTTTACAGTTACAATCGGTTCTTATAAGAAAATGATAATCCAGAATATAAAGACTGGAAAAAAAGTGGAACGTCAGATTCGATAGCATAAATAGTTATGTTATGAATAACTTATTAAATTACTTAACAAAACCGCAGGTAGCAAGATCATACAGTCCTATGTTTGATCTTTTTAATACATTAGAACAATCGTTTGCAGCTCCAGGTGAGTCGTTTTCCAAT